AATAATAAATATGCCGCTGGATTAGTATTCTTGATACAAAATGGTTATTCTATGGTATCATTTATATATGGTTGTTTAATTACTCTAACAGTTTTTTTTAAAAACTATACAATACTTTTTATGTTATAAGATTATTTTAGAAGATGTTTTTGATACTTCTATTGATCATAATGCACAATTTAATTAAATTGATGTGAATAATATATATATTTGTACATAATAGTCTAATGGACTTTAAACAATGACGTCTTTGGAATGACGGTAAATTTATCCAGTACTTAAAAATAATACAATGAATAATAATATAAATAATAGTACAACTGACCAAATGGCAGGTAACCCATCCAAAGTTACCAAGGCACCAACTGAAGTGTGTGCCGACCAAGGTGTTGCATCTTTTTTTGATGCAGAACCAGGATTCACAACAACTGTTGAATCCTCTCCTGATGTATCTTATGATGTTGGACACACAGATATAACAGGAATTCAAGATTGGCTTGAACGACCACTTGAAGTAGATAGATTTTCTCATGGTATTGGAGGTGATCCTGTACATAGTTTCAAACCATGGGAATTGTTCTTTGATAACCCAGCTGTTAAACGTAAGATTGACAATTATGCTTTAATAAGGTGTAAGTTACACGTTAAAGTAGTAGTTAATGCTGCTCCGATTTGGTGGGGTAATTCTGTGTTATCATATACTCCATTAACTAGTATGCGTGTTGCTGATGTTTCTGATACTAACGTGCAAGCTATGTCTATGCGTCCTCATATTTATATGAATCCTACCACCAGTCAAGGAGGGTGTTTATGTTTACCATTTTTTTACCATAAGAATTGGTTAAATGTAAATTTAAAACAGGATTTTACAGATATGGGTACTTGTAATGTTAGATATCTTAATGGAAGTGGATTGCGCTGTTCAGTTAATCCAACAAGTCAAAAGGTTGAATATACTGTTTTTGTTTGGGCATCTGATGTGAGTTTAGCTCAAACCACTACTGAATTGGCTTTGCAATCTAAGAATGAATATGCATCTGGTCCTGTATCAGGTATTGCTTCTACTGTTGCTAACATTGCAGGTAAATTAGTTTCTGTTCCTTTTTTGAAACCTTATGCTAAAGCTACTGAAATGGCAGCAGGCGCTATTGCTGGTATAGCACATATATTTGGTTTTTCTCGAACTCCAATTTTAGATAACCCAAGTAATGTTAAGAGTAGACCTTTTGGTCAAACAGCAGATTGTGGAACTCATGAACTTGTTGATAGATTAGTTGTTGATCCTAAAAATGAATTATGTGTCGATTCACGTACTGTTGGACTAGATGGTTCTGATGAAATGACTATATCCTCCATTGCAACACGTGAAATGTTTCTAGGATCTGCAATTTGGAAAGAATTGGATCCTGCGACAACAGCTCTGTTTTATTCGATGGTTAGTCCTAGTTCTGTACATTGGTATACTCCAGGAAGTGATGCTGTTACTCAACCT